TCATTTGCCTGCCTTCCTTTCGGCGATGCATTTATCTGCAAGCGCCGACAAATACTTGTGGACCATGGACGCCGTCGCCACACGGTCCAGCGCAACGGACAATTTGTCCGGTACGGTGAGGCTGAGTTCCTCGGCGTTCTCACACAACTCCTTGACGCTCTTCCCCGTCGCCTTTGAAAGACGCCACAACGTGAAGATGCAGGGGGTCTCTTCGATCAGTGTCCGATATGTCTCCGCATCAAAGGGACGAGTATAGTCACTGCCAGCTTGATAAGAACTGTTGACGCACTGATATCGAAGGAACCGCGAAAACAGCTTTACAAGCAGGGACTTGTTCCCAGCCTTCACCGCCTTGTTGATCCGCTTCTCGTACCACTTGCGGTCATACTGATCCCGTTCCTCAAACTTCAGGACGCTCGGCGTGTACACCTTCCAGAACCAGAGCACCGCCCCCACCCCGGCAATGATGCAACTTGCCGTATAAGCGTAGAAAGCAGGCATGGTCTCACTGAAGATGGCAAGCATGAAAGCGATATCCGCAATCCATGCAAGCACACAGCCGAACACTTCCTGCCAGTTGAACAGCTTCGGGTAATACGCCGCCTTGAACCACAATTCGTCCGTCACCATACAGGACACCAGGACGAAACAACTGAACGTCATCAGCATGATGAGATACTCCGATTCGATTCCCCTGAGGGAAAGGATTACGAACGCCAGAGCAGCATTGATGCCGACGACACCGATGTTTTCCAGAAATGATTTTTTCATCGGCCGCCTCCATTCCGTTTCTTGATTGGATCCATCTTTGGACCTCCAGATACCGGAAGTCTGTCATGGAAAACGGACGGGAGTTTGCAGAGTTTTTGCAATTATTTTGCAGAAATTTTGCAAAGGGAAGCTGAGATGGCTTCCGTAAGATTGTTCAGTTTGCTTTTGATGGCTGAGGATTCATGTGCGATGGTGCTGTAGGAAAGATGCAACTTGTCGGCGATCTGTTGCTGGGAATAACCGTGGATATATTTGAGATTGAAGACATCCCGTTGCCGGTCGGTAAGATTGAGGCTGTCACGGATCCTCAGGACATCCTCATAACTCGCCAACCATTTCAGTTCCGACGGTGTCACCCCATCCCCCTTATGGGGAAGAGTGTACCCCGGTTCAACCGGCGGGATAACGACAGACGGGAAAGGAATTTACGGTAATGGGTTGGGCAAAGTGGGAAGAGAGGTGACCACGTTCGGGGAGCTTGTGGCTACCTTCAAATTCGATGCCGGACTCCGTGGCCTGTTCCTCCCCCAGTTCCGGAGGTGACACGCTCCTTTCTCCTTGCCGTTTTTACCAAACGCCTGTTTTTTATTCCGGAAATATTTCACTTTCCAGGACGTTTTTATTCAAAAACCGCTTTACCGTGCGGCATTTACCAATTCCCGCCATGCCGCCCTCTGCGCTTTCAGCCCCGGATATGTCGTCTCCACGTCAAGCCCGAGTTCCGCGCACTTGACGATCTTGTAGTCCGTTGCGTCAAGGTTCTCCTGCGCCCGCTCCCCTGCGGTCTCCGCCTTCTCGGTCTCATACGCGTCGTCGCCCTCGTATGCGGTGATCTTGCCCATCGCGTTGAGGATGCACCGCCGCATGCCTTTCCAAGGGCCTACGGACATGAAGTCCGATTTTACGGTGAGGGCGACCCCTGTTGCGAAACGTGCGGTAAGCCCGACCGCATCCCCAAGGCGCGAGAATGTGCCGTCACTGTAGATGCGGAGGCCGCCGCGCCAGTCAGGACGGCGCTCAAGGGCTGTGAGGCGGTTATCGATCTCTGCGAGGAGTATGTCCTCATCGGCGGATTTCCGGTAAGGGGCGAGCGCCACAGCCCGCGTCACCTGCTTGGAGACCGTACCCTGCTGGACGATGAACGAATCCTCGTCGGCTACGCTGTCCGCGACGTTCACGATGCTTTTTATCTTCACGTATTCCATATGTATCCTCTCCTTTCCTTATGGCTCCGTCGGCCATGTAATGTTCTCCGGCCACCCCTCCGTTGTCGGCAGGTCCCTCAGCTCCTGCATATATTCCAGCACCGGGGTGATGTCAGCTTCCGTCGGTGTGATGCCAGCCTGCACCTGCGTGTTGTAGCGTGTCACCCGCCATTCCACGGATGAGAGCAAGTCGTCACGTTGGGCGCGAGCCTGTTCGGAAAGCTGTCCGGTGGAGAGAGAGCGTCCAACAATTTCATATCCATCATCCGTTGCCGAGAGCTCCGCATTATTGAGATTGCACCAAGCAACCGCATCGGCGACTGTAATCCGATGGTTGCGTAAAGCGGTCTTGTATTCCGAAAGAGCAACGGCATACGCCTCTTCCGTTTCGTAATCATCCTTGGATGGTTCCGTTTGGGTGAATGCTGTGATCCTGTCACCTATTCCCATATCTCCTCCTAAGCATCTTCTACAAATCCAAAACAGACAATTTCAACGGAAGAGGAATTGAAGGTCGAGTCGTCTCCGGTATAAACATGGAAACCTGTCCGCGTCTTTGAATAGATTGACGCATAGATTGCCCGTTGGGTCCCATTCGCTATGCCGTACCAGTTGGTATCTGTGAATTTTTTTCCAGCCGCCGTAAGTGGGGATAGTGTAAAAGCCTGCCCCTCCGAAGTAACCGACATTTTCATACCACACTCGAACCACCCGTCCGAATACAAACGGTACCAGTAATACGAAGAGGAATTGTAGTATTCATCAACCAAGAAACGGGAAATGGCATCTCCGTTTATCGTCAGATTGGAAAAATATCCATTCACCCACGGATTGCTAGCATCCCCCAGAGTTGACGTTGTCTTCGACGGCAATATGGTGTCCGCATCCACACCGTTGAGGTGGATGCTGTCGAAATACCCGTCGGAGAATGGATGCGCCGCCGTGCCGCAGGAACCCCCTCCGACCGCGTTGACGCTCCGCACGATGATCCCCGCCTTGTAGCCCACCGGCGTGAAGGCGAAGGCGAGGGGGCCGGGGAAATACGCCGTGAGCGGTATCTGCCTGTCCCCTGAGGATGCTGTCGTGAAGACAAGCGACCCGTCCGTCTTGGTCGCCTTCGTTATGGTGTAGGTCGTCCCGGCCAGCGAAAGCGTGTTCGTCGCGCCGGGGGAGCACTCGTAATTCCCGTTCGGCAGCACCGGCCCCAGCGCGGCCCTCACGGTGCCCCCGCAGAGGTAATTGAGGCAGGAGGACGAGCCGTATGTCTTCCCGCCGACCGTCACCGAGAGGGACAGGTCCGCCGCCTTGTGGCGGCCTTCGAGGTCGTAGCCGGAATTGGGGGAGCCGTCAGGGTTCCAGAGGTAGAGGAACCCCGGCGCCGCCCCCGTGTAGAAGACGCGTGCGCCCGTAAGGGAGAAGCCGTTGTCATAGGAGTCGTCCGCGCCCCCCACGTACGAGACGGAGTAGTGGAACCAAGAGACCTTGAGCACATCCCCTGGGTTGCAGCCGAACGAGAGGGTCACCGCGTTCTCCTGTGCGTCCACCCGCTGTTCGGCGACCTTCGCGTACGCTTCTTCCCCGGATGCCTTCCTGTAGACCCTCAGGGCGTTCGCGGTCCCGCTGATGGTTATCCCCACGCTCCCGGCGTACGGGACGCTCGGCAGTATGCAGGAATACCCGTAATAGTACGCGGTGTTCGTGAGGCCCCAGCCGCCGGTGAACTGCTCCGTGTAGTCGATGCTGGCGTCCCGCCCGAAGTCCGCGGCTGCGGTGTGCGGCGGCGTGAGCGTCGCGAGGAATATGTCATTGCCGTCGTACACCCCGCCGAAGAGGGCCTCCCCGTTCTTCGTGACCGCCATCGCCGTGTTGCCGATCCCTGCCCCACTGGTGAAGTCCCCGACCCTGAAGCTGTCGTTCGCCAGCGTGCCCAGGCTGATCCGCGCCCCGCTCTTCTCCAGCGTGTTCTCGAAGACGGTGTCCCCGTTTGAGTCTTTCAGGGAAAGGATGCCCGTGGCCGAGATGTTGTTCACCTTGAAATCCCCGGACTCGCCCAGCCAGAATCCGGCTTTCGAGGTGTCGGAACAGGTGCCGTCGGCGTTGTAGCTTCCGCCGTAGACGCATCCGCTTTTCCCGTCCAAGGTCTGCAAATGGATCCGCGAGGCGCCAAGCTGGACGATGACGGCCTCCATCGCCATGAAATACTTCGCCCACAGCGTGTAGAACGATCCCGAAGGCTGCGTGGTCCCCAGGCTCATGACGTCCCAGAACGCGTTTATGAACAGGGAGAGCTTGTCACCGGAGGCTGTTTCCCACGACGATCCGTTGAACCAGTAGTTCGTCACCGTCCCCGAGTTGTCATAGACGTAGTAGTCGCCTTCCGCGAGGTTTTGTCCGGAGAACTTGCCCGACGGCACCTTGTACCCGCCGTAGGCCGCCGTCCATGAGGCCGCGTCGCCCGCGGTGGCGAGGACGCCGAGGTACATGCCCTCGGATTTCCCGTCGGTGACCGAGCCGACCGTAATGCTTGCGGAATATGTGGAGTCCACAACGACCCTGTACGTGCCCGTCTCACCGGAGGGCACCGTGTAGGTGGCGGAGGTCGCCCCGCTGATGGCCGTGCCGTCCCTGTGCCACTGGTATGCGGACGGCGTGAAGTTTACCGGGTTCGCCGTAAGCACGATGGATTGCGTGCTGTCCGTGAGCGCGCCGCGCCCCGTGCAATGCCAGTACGGGTCGGCGCAGGAGACGGTGACGGACTTCGCCGCCGCACCCGTTGCCCCCGTATCGCCCTTGTCACCTTTGGCCCCGGTGTCGCCTTTGGCGCCCGTAGCACCGGTCGCCCCCTTGTCGCCATAAACTCCAATCACACAAGCAGGAGATTTGGCAGTCGTTCCGTTGGTATAGGTAATCAGCTCATAGTTCCAGAGGTATTTGAGCGTCGTGGTAAGTGTTTGGATGGACGAGGTGAAGCCGCTTGAAGCGTTGGTGATGCCGCTCCCGGAAGCCGACGCGAGATAGTAGTTGACGATGGACGATATTCCGTTCCCCGTGGCACCCGTGGCCCCGGTCGCCCCCTTGTCCCCGTACACGCCGATGACCCGTTTTTTCGTGTTCGTCGTCGTCCCGTTCGTGAGCGTGAATATCTCATAGTTCCAAAGATACCTGTTCGTGGCTGTGAGCGTCGGGACGGTATCCTGCCATGATGTCGGTTCGGTCGAGTTGGAGGATGAAGCGGCATATTTTTCAGCGATCGACGATACTCCGACACCTGTCGAGCCGGTAGAACCCGTGTCGCCCTTGTCACCATAGGTTCCGATGACGATCTTCGTCGTATCGACATACGTCCCGCCGGTATAGGTATAGCGGGTATAGTTCCACAAGTATTTGTTCGTCGCAGTGAGCGTCGGCATCGAGGTGCTCCAACTAGATGGTGCGGTTGAATTGGACGCAGATACCGCATAATATTCTACGATGGATGAAATGCCGTTGCCGGTCGCTCCAGTGGCTCCCGTTGCTCCGGTCAGGCAAACTTCATTTCCCCAAGAAGTGACATCATCATAGGAGAGCGCAGTACCTTCCCGCCTCCAGACGAAGCGTCCCGCCGCGCTTGCCGGTACACTCTGGCTCCACCCAGACGTCGGGGCCGTGGTGCCACTTGTGTTGTACGCATACTGGTAGAACGTGGTGAGACCGTCGGAAACCTCGATGATCGCAATGGAGCCAGAGCACTTTGCCATCATGACACCTCGCAGAAGAACGTACCCTTGACGGAAATCATGTCATGGGTGACTGTAATACTCTTGCCGGTCGCGCTCCACGCCGTGCCGGATGTCAGACTGGGATCAGGGTCCCCATTGGTGTCCTGATAGACAGAGTCTCCGTCCTCGTTGGTCGCCGACCACGTGTACGTCAAGCCTGTTCCCGCAGCGTCCACTTCTGTGCCGTTCTGGAACACCCTGCACTTCAATGTCGTTGACCCTGTGCTGTTCTTGAAGAACTGCCCTGCGGAACTCTCGATGACGCAGGAATACGGGTCAGAGATATCCGTGACCACCAAGGCGTTGGAGGTGAAGGTCTGCTGGTAGGTGTCGGACGCGCTGTCAGAGTCATAGATTTCGCACCGGAATTGGGAGTAGCTGTCAACCCCACCGGGGTAGACGGTCAACGTTGCGCCGGAGACTGTGAACTTCCCGCTGGTCGTCGTGATGGTCGTCCAGCTTCCCGAAACATACTGCTTCCACGTGTAGGTCAGGTTCGTCGCGTCGGAAGTGACGCCACGGACGAGCTCCGCTTTCAGTTGCAAGGAAGACGGCGTCGAGTTGTTCTTGAAGATGTCCCCATCGACCGCCCACGCCCGCGCGATGACCACGGACGTGCCGTTGGATATCCTCGCGAACGAGATGGTCGCCTCGCTGGTGAAGTCAAGGTTCAGCGTACTGTCGTGATACGTGAACGAGAACTTGAACTCAATGTTCGGCGCCGCGCTGGTGAACGGAACGGTTGCCACCTTCAGCACGTTGCCTGTCACCGTTGCCCCGGTGAGCCCGCTGATCGCCGACCACGTGGTGGTTCCCGTCATGCGGTAGTACCACGCCGTGTTGGTGAGCGTGAGTTCCGTCGTCGTCCCTGCCTTCACCACCGATGGTGTCAGCTGGAGGTTCGTCGTCGCCCAGTCGGGGGTGCAGACCCCGGTCGACGGGTCATACGCCATAATCTGCGGCAAGTTGCTCGAGATTTTCGTCAGCAACGTGATGCCGTCCGTGTAATCCATGATTGTGTACGAACTGGTGCATTTAGACATTTTGTCTTCTCCTTATACCTCAACCTCGACGCTGAACGTGGTCCTTCCTACGACATCGTCCGGGGTAATGGTCAGTGTTTTGTGTCCGATCGCTTTCGCACTACTATTCCAGGAAGCGTCGGACCCTTCCCCGGAAGTGATGGTGGAGGACGATGACCTCGACCAAGTAAACTTGTTTTCGTCGATGGTATCGGTAATGTCCTCATCCCCACGGAACACGTAGGCATAGAGCGTTCCGGTCGTCGTTCCCGTGCGAAACACGTTCCCGTTGGGACTGTAAATCTGAACGGAGATGGCAGATCCCCCATCTTTAACTTTCTGAATGATGGCATCTTTCTCTTTGTCCCCACATGTTGCATGGACGGTAATAAAGTTTCGTCCCGTCATGGAATCCGTTGTGATCGTGAAGGAGCCGTTGGTGTGCTCCACCTCGGTGTTGTTGACATACAGGTGGATCGGCTGCCCGATGCCGACGGCGACCGCCTTCGCTACGCTGGTCTGGGCGGTCCCGTTCCCGGCGGTATCCTCGAGCATGACGGGCGTGGTCCCGTCGTCGCTGTAATGGAACGCGACGCATGACAGGGTCAGGGTGAGCCGCTCCACAGCGTCATTCATCAGAGAGAATATGATGTCATCAATTACCGCCTGTTGGTTGTAGTAGACCCTGAACAGTTCCGTAAGCGCCGCTCCATTAATCTCCTGAGTTGCATCTGTTTCCAAGATGTCATCCAGATTCGCAGAGAGTTCGGAATAATCCTCTATGTAATCAGTGTATTGGGTGTCATTCTCGGTGGACCCACTTGAGGATACGCCCAAGGATTCAATCTGACTGCAGGATGAGGCATAGATCGCTTGAATCTGGGCATACAATCGTCTCAGTTGCGCCTTCTCGTTGGCGGAAACGTAATTGTCTGAAGCAATGTTTCCAGCCTGTTCGCTCAACGCCTGGTAATCCGCTTTTGTCTTGGCCATATCAACGGCTTGCTTGATGTACGTCACCTTCTGTGAAGACAGTTCTTCCAGTTGAGTTATCTTGGTGACAATCAGTTCTTTGTCCGCACCGTTGATCTGTTTGCTCATGCCATTCATCCTATCCGTGGATCACCAGATACATAACGACACTTGGTGATTATTCTTGATTTCCGAACGTTCCTGGACCATACTTGCCCCAATCCGTACCGAACAGGTAATACCAATCGGAATCAGAAATGGCGAGGATAACCCTTTTGCCTGCCGTAGCGGGGGCCCCTGCGAACGCCAAACCATCAACGATCAGGTCTTTCATGGAAGACTTCATACGCTCTTTCTTTTCACCCTCCCCCTTGTCTTCACTCATAGCCACCTTGATCATCCGGCCGACGGAAGAGAAAAGGGAGATGAAACTGCCACTGAAGCCTTCCATCCCCTCCTGGATCATTGAGCCCACAAGAGGCAAGGCTTGTCCCAAAAGTTCCCCGATGTATTGGGTAGCAAACCGTCTCCATTTATCCTTGTCATCATCATCACTCGGACGTTTCAGAAGAGCGCCGGACACCAACGCCATGACACCAGCATTCAGGAGAAGATTCGCCACAGTCCCGAACATCTTTCCTTTTTGACCGGTAGCCTTATAGAATCCGATGTCGTAGCGGACAAAGTTGAAATACTGCATCGTTTGGTTCGTGAACAGAAAAGCGCTACGGATAAACGGATTCCTGGTCCTTTGGATTTCAGAAAGGTCCGTAACCTGATTGGTGTTCTGTGTCTCGCTGATCAACTGGCTGGCCTTGAACACCGCTTCCTGTTCCGACAATCCCTTGTTCAGATTAGTAAGATACGCTGCGTACCAAAGCTGCGTTGCGACCGCCTGATCGAAGAACTGGACCGGCCGCAATCCTACCTCACCAACTCCCTTGATTACTTTGTCCACTTTGTTTGCCGCTTTTGTCTCAACGGCCCGCTGCACATCCTGGGAGATATAACGGTCCCTGATATCCGGCGCCTTCTCATAAATCATATCCAGGGTTCGCTTCCGATCCGTAATCAATTCCACTCCGGCTTTATAGAACTCACCAACCCCGACCTGTCCGAATGCAGCCATGACGGCGGGAAGTTGTTTGATGGTCGTCAGAAGATTGTAGGACAACATGGCGACTGCACCACGTGAGATTACACGATTGAGCGTCTGCTCCATATTCGTCATCATCGTATTCGGGGAACCGACGTCATTCGTATAGTGTTGGAAGGTGTCCAGCATATGTTTCCCATATTTTGTCTGGATGATGGTTCCCATGGCACCGGATCCTTGCAGGAGATGTTGACTGTCACGGGACCAATCGGCAAAAGCAACGAAATGCTCTTCTTTTCGTACCTGACTGATCCAGGACTGAGTTACATCCAGTTTGAGAGGGTAAATGGCTCTCTCAGCTATTTCTTTCGTCATGCTTTTGTTTACATAGCGTTTCTTCTGCTGTTGGGGGCCATCCAGGATATCCTGTTCGCCGTCGCCAATCTTCCCGTCCCCTATCATTGTGAAGTAATTTTCACGCCATCCCAAAAGTCTGTTGTAAACCTGATAATAGGTATCTGCGACACGTTCCCTGTTCTGGGCGAAATCATTGATCATGTAATCACCCCAGGCTTTGTCATTGTCTGAGAGGAGAGCCAATGCAGATGCCAAATCGGCGCTGCTGATGTTGTTCCCCTGCTTTGCCACCAGCTTCGCCCGTTCCACTTCGTTTTTGGAATAGACATACAGACCGATGACCTGGCCACGGGTAAGCGTCACATCCGTCGCACCGGACTTGTAGGTGTAGATTTCCTGGGCAAGCCAATCATCCGTAATCTTCAACCGCTTCATCTCCTTGTCGGCGGCATCCAGGCGTTTGGAGACGCCACGCAACTCCTGCATATTGGATTCCCATGCCTTCCGGACAAACCGATCATAGACAACTCCTTCCCTGTTCCCATCAACGACCCTGGCGACACGTTGCATCTTGGAGAACGCAAGGCTGAAACCTTCAAGCGCATTGTCCTTCTTTTTCTTGATGTTATCCACAACATCGTTGTTCAGAAGCCATACATCCATCTGGTCATCATAGGTAAGGCTTCCGTTCTGTCCGGTTATCTCACGGTACAAAACATATGCCTCATCATGGAGACGCTGCATACGTTCCATCTTCTTCCTGGCAAGACTCACCTGGGCGTCTTTACGCATGTCAGAAAGGACGGAGGCGAGGTCCGCAAGTTCCTGCGGCGTCCATGCGGACAATGAATCACCATCAACCAGGTGGTTCACGATATTGGGTGACGCACCTTCCGTAGAAGCCACATAGTAGGAAATCTGATTGATCGCTGATTCATAGTCGTAATGCAACACATCCGTCTCGATATCAACCAATCCGGTTCCTTTATCCTTGAGAAGGCGGTCGTGAATAAGGAAGAACGCGTCATACACATTCGCATCAACGGAATCACTTTGGGAAGATACACGTTTCAGGATGCTGCGCAATCCGGCAACAACCTGCTTCGCCTTGATAGTATCAAGACGGTTCTGAAGCGTCTCACTGTGGCTTGTGGTTTTCCGTAATTCTTCGTTTGCGTCCGTCAATTGGGACCGGAGTTCGGAGACTCTGTTTCTCCGATCGGCTAACTTCTCTTCAAGATCCTTTGCCTGCCGGGCCTTCTCTTTTCCATACGCCTTGAGGAAATCAATCTTGTCGGAGCTCTCTTTGTCCGCAATGCCAAGGGATTTGAGCAAGTCATCGTATTCATCAGAGGTTGCAGACAATTCCTGCTCGGTATCAGCGAGCGTCTGCTTGAGTTCCTTGATCTTTCTTTTCGCCTTTGCCAACCGCTTGTCCGTCAAAGTCGCTTCCTTGACGGTAGCCTGTTCCTGCGTCGCATCCTTGGCCGCTGTTGCGTCCTTGATGTCCGGATTTTTCTTTTCTTCTTCAGTGACGGTTTTTACCGTCTTGTCCGTAACACCCAAGTCTCCGAGTTTTACATTCCGTTTTTCCTCCCGCAACTTCTGCAACTCACGTTTGGCAGCATCCCGTTCAACCGCTCTCCAGGCATCCAGTGCGTTATCCCCCACATTCTCAAGATACTCCTCTTGCCCATAGCTACTGTATGCCCCTCCGGCCGCGGTCTCTTTCGCCTCCTGCGTCTGCCTGACGGAATAGTCGAAGGCCCGCCGGTAGGGATGCGGATTGGCACGGACAAGTTCCTTCGCCGCCTCCACCTCCTCCTCGGTGCTGGAATAGGTCAGCCTCGAGACCTTGGTCGACACGCCGGGCCAGGAGTTGTAAACGTACCGCTGCCCGTAGATGACCGTTCCGTTCTTTTTCCGTTTCCCAGCCTGTGGGACAAGATAACCGCGAAGTGTCTTTGCATAGGAAATCATGGTACTCCTATCTGCTGTCATATTCTTTACAAACTCCCTGTCTTTCTGAACAGGGGATTTCAGATGGGCATAGTCCCAGATTCGTTTTGCCCAGTCGTAATCCTCTCCACTATGTTCCTGCAGATTGATGTCAAACGGTTCCTTGCCCTCATCCGTCTGTTTTTTGTTCAATGCGTCAACGTAGGCATCGAAATCGTCCGCAGCCATAGCCTCCTCAAACCACCATTGGTTTTCAGGAAGGACCAGTGTGGCGCGAAACCGCATTTCCCGATCCGCCCAGTCCTCCCCTTTGAATTTCTCCAGTACCTCATCAGGAACCAGAAAATGCTCTTCCACGGCCTTCTGCACGTCCGCGTACCATTCCTTTGTGTACTGTTCATTCTCCTCTTGAGTCGGTTCGAACAGGATATCGCTTCCTGTCTTTTCATCCGTCAACCCGAACGCATCTACATTTTGGTTTTCTCTGGATATATTCGAAGTGTAGGAGTCTTCGATGTCCTTGCGGACATCCTCCTTGCGCTCGGCAAGAAGCTGTTCTTTTGCTTCAGGAGATAGTTGGTAAAGTGTTTTATTGTAAGTATTTGCAGAATCTTCTGCTTGAGTGTTTGCATCAGGCTGACCACCAAATCTGGAGACAAGCTTTGCAAATTTCTCCTCATCAAGGCCGAGATTGACACGGTCAACCTTAGAGAGGGAAAGAAGCTCTAGGAGAAGCTGACGTGTATTGTTGGGTCGTGCTCGCCGTCCAGAATCTCCCGAATACCCACCAACTCCAACTCCGTAACGTTCTCCGGACCCTCCCGGTCCACCAGCCTCGAGACCATCGCGGTTATCTCTGAGCGACTGCTCGACCCTTCCCTGAGAGCTTCCTCCCCGAAGACTCGATACATCTTCTCCGATAATTCTCTGTAAGTATCCCTTTCTGCCACCTATGGCCTCCTCATCAAGTTTCATGACCACCAGGCTAGGATAGGCATCACCCTCTCTCCATCCCTGGGTCTTCCAGAATGCAATAGTATCGCGCAGGTCAGCGGTAGTGTGGTCTGACAGATACTCTTTCTCGTTCCATTCTATCTCACCAACCTTTTTGAATCCATACCTTCCGTACAATGTTGGCAACAAACCATCCTTAAACTTCTCGCTCTTAACAGAGAAGCAATCGAGCATGGTGGCACCCTCATCAATAGCTTTGGCCATAATGAGAGGCAACATGCCGCTCACTGCATCAGTCTCATTATTGATGACACTGCTTAGGAGAACCTCTTCTCCAGAAACCTCTGAGAATACATCCTGGTACCACTGCCTTTCTCTCTTGAGGGCAAAGTAGATATCATGGCCAGTGAGCTGGTAAAGTTTCTCCTTCTTGCTCTTCAGCGACTTACTGAGGTTCTTCAGTGTTGTCGGTGTAAGGGAAGAAGCCCCAGGGTTGTTTCTCATTGCCGCAATGAACTCTGCGGCACCTACGCCGCCATCCTTCTTCTTTGTGTCAGACGTTGCCCACTCATCGATGAAAGCGGAGAGCATAGCGTCAGCATGCTTTCCGCCTCTGATGTACTTATACTTCCCCGTCTTCTCAAGCTCAACCATCGAATCTGTAATACTGAATACCGGGTTCTTTAGCGTTGCCGCTCGATAGTCAGCAGGAGACATGGGGCCTGATTTCTTCTTTACATCACGCATAAACTCTTCAAACAGGATGTTCATGCCAAGCGGCTTTTCAAGGACTCCTACAACCTCTCCCATGATGCCTGTGGAGTATGAGGGGTGAGGTACAGTGCCCTCCTCTCCTAGAGTTATATCGATATTCTTTGTGTCTATCTTGAGAATGACCAGGCCGTCGCCGTAATTGAGTGACGGAATATTAAAGTCCTTTTCCATGAGGTTCCTCAGATACAGGTCCATGGGAGGGAGTCCCAATGCCTGGTTTGAGGGTTTGGCAAACGCGGACATCAGGTGACTTCGTTCCTCAAACGTTGACTTGTTCCAGAGCCAATCATCAAACGCCTCTATGTCGTTAAAGTCGGGCATATCTGCCAGTGGGGCCATACCCCTGGTACTCTGGTACACAGCTTCTACACTGTCGTGCGGAATCCTGTCACCCTCTTTCAGGTAGGCATCGAAAATCTTGAGGTAATTGGTAATTGCCGTCCGATTGGTCCTGTGAGCGATGTCGCTCATCATAACCACCATTGCGTAACCATCAGTCTGCTTTGCAAGCTTCAGGATACTGGAGCGCTTGGTCTTGTCATCATTAGCCCATGCGGCCTTCCCAAAATATTCATCGATAATCGGGAACTTGGGACCTCCGAGCAGGTAGTCAGGTTCAATCGTTACACTCTTGAACGAATCAAACACAACACCTGCCGCAGTACGGTCAGCAAAAATTGGGAACAACTTTTTGACGCCCATCCTCTTTAGGTCGGAGATGGAGAGCTTCTTGGCTTCCTGGAAGAGGATATTGGGGTCAATCTTGCTGAACCCGCCGTTGTTGTCCGTCGCTGATTTGACTTGGTTGGATGATCTCACCGTCATTTCATCATGGTTCATGACCCCGTCGAATTGGGGGAACTTGTCCAGTACATCCGGGATGAAGCGGGTCGGGAGACCTGATGAGTTGATCTCGTGCATACCGTCAAGCTCCGTTTCCGATGTTATGGGGTGGCGTATGTCAAGGAACGCCTGGATCTGGACCGGTCCGAACTGCCACAGCGGGTACTCCGAGAAGTAGATGCCGTTGCCGCTCAGCCCTCCGTTCTTCCCCTCTCTGAATACGGAGAAGTTCTCTGTGGTATTGTGGTATACGACTTTCGGTTCGCCGTTTTCGTCAACGACCTTGGAGGCGTTCTCAGGGTCATGCTCCCAATCCCCGAACCATGCCTTGAAAGCCGGGGTCCTGACTGTCACCCACTGCCGGTAGGTGAGTCTGCTTGGCTTCCCGTTCGGCGCGAGGTGCCTGCCCTCACCGTCGAAGTTCTTGGGGTCGGCCCTGAGCCTTTCCTCCGTCTCCCCGTATTCCGCCTGGCTGGCGGCCGGCTCGAAGAGCGTCCCCGTCCCGGCTCCTTCAGCCTTTTCCCCGTCGTTTTGGGCATACAGGTCCTCGAACGCCTTGCGTACCGCCGGGTCAAGGTCCTGGGCGTATATGCCGAGGAGCCCCTTGAGGATTGTCTTCATCCGGGAGAAGACATCACGCAATCCTTCTGTCGGCGCGACGCCCTCTTTCATGTAGCGGACGAAGTCATTGGCAAATTTTTCTTCATTCTCAACCGCTTTCTTGTACGCGGCCTGATAGGACGCAAATGACAATCCTCCCAAAGAATAGGTGCCGTCTTTGTTGTCCACAACATCGGTCACCCATGTGCTACCCTTCTTTCCATAGATGCTTTCGAACTCGGCGAGCCTTTCCTTGTCGTTCCCGAGCAGTTCCCGCATGATGTGGCCCATTTCGTGGACAATCGTGGATTCGGTGGCTGATCGGGTAAGATGAATCGTGTACTTGCCATCCCCGTTGTTTTCCTTCCATCCATTCAGCTTCCCTATCTGCTTTTCCACAAATGTGTCCGCTTCATCTCCACGCAAACCCCGAGCGTTTGCCGCAGCAAAAAGAGCCTTGCGTTCATCATCAGCTGTGGTGTTTGTCGCAACACGGATGTTGTCCGCAAGCGTGGAGGACGGGATGTGGGTGAGGCCGCTCACCGTGAGGATGGTGTCGGCCATCTCCGTCACCCGCAGGGGATCACCGCCCACCATTCCCGCCTTCACCTTCTCCATGACCGTGTCCCGCTCGCGTTTGCGTGCGTAGTTCTCCAGGCTCATGGTCGACGCGATGTGCGGGGCCTCGATCCTGTCGATATATTTCTGATCCGGTTCAATTGTCTGTAATTCCTGTTCAGCGGACAATGTGATCTTCACGGATTTTCCATCTTCATCCAGAAGATACAAGGTTACCGGTCCACCTGTTTTTGTGTCGACATCCTCCTCATAAACGGTTTCATTCTCCCGAAGGTCCTGCGCCACAGCATCCACTGACTCCTGATCCGGCAGCACGATGGTGTTCTGGTCATCTTTTGCAATACTCGCACCAAGCTGAAGAGCAAGCCGGTTAACCGTCTCTTCCGTATATTCGGAAGATTCCATAGTACCATCCTTGGCGCTTACCACACGGACCTTCACCGCGCCCACCCCGGCGTTTTGCAGGTCGGATACAACGTCTTTGTCGGAATCATTGAGTGGAATGTATGCACCAGTCCGTTCATCCTGGACAACGGTAATCGGCTCCCGTTTTTGTTTGAGATAGCCGGCCTTGATTTCATCCGCGCTTTTGGTCCTGCCTGTCTCATCAAGATGATGAATCCTGATATACTCATCATCCTCAGAGCTCAAATCCGTATTGGCATCACTTTTCTCAGAACCATTGAGATCCGTATTGACATCACTCTCATCAGAAATCCTGTTGCCTCCCATTTCATGTTTTCCGATGAACACTGAATTGATGTCTACGGCAACCCCCTGTTTCGAGTCTGCAAACATGGAATCGGCTTCCGCCTGCATCTTCCTGGTAATGTTCGCACCCGTGCCGAGATTGAGCACCGCATCCCCGCCAGCCGCAAGGGTCATCGGTCCCAGAGACTGCACGTATGTCTTCACACCATCCTTGAGGATGTCCCAGAGATCCGATTTCCAATCCATGTCGAACCTGGTCTCATTCGTCTGGTTGCTCGCGAACTTGGCCACCCAGTAGGTGAATTCGTCATAGAACTGTTGCACTCCTTCCTCAAAGGATTCGTTGTGGATGCTCTTCGCGGCGTCAAGGATGACGTTTCCCGAATACTTGAACATCGTCCCCCATGCATAGCGTGAGGCCTCGTGAAGGTTCGGCATTGTCCGTCCAAGCAACCCTTTCATCACACGGTCAGTGACGGGTGTCTGCGTAAGGAACTCCAACGCCGTCTCCCCGAAACCCGCAAGCATGGCGAACGGCACGGCGATCTCATCAGGAATCCGGTTACCGTCAGGATCCACATAGCTTTTCATTTCAAGATAAGACCGCCCGGTTGCCATTGGGTACATCGTGGCGACCGTTGATGCGATGGTCCCGATTGTGCTGCCAATTGCCTGTGGGCCAGCGGACGACGCAATCCCGGGAACACCGGCTTTCGCAAGCACCCAACCAAGTGCGCCTTTCGCCGATACATCCCTCAATTGGCCGTCAATAAGAGCGACGCCGGTTGTCGCGGGAAGTGCTGTCGTCAATCCAAGCGCGGGGGCTCCTGCAATCGAGGTCCCCACAGCTCCACCGACCAGAGCGGAAGCAAGTGTGATCATTACCTGATTCAGAATATTCGCTCCCGGCAAAACGACGAACTTGCTCAGCCAATTCCTGTTGGAGAGATCCTTGTAGACCGTAGCCTCCTTCAGGTTGCGGTCGTCAATTTCCTGTTGGAGTTTTACTCTCTTTGCAGGATCCTTTGTAAACATCAGCTGGTATGCTTTCAGACTTGTCACAAAGTTTCTGTCAAAAGAAGAGAAAGAATCAGAAAAGGCCTGCAGCCATGATTTGTCGTCCATCTGCTGGCCCATAATGTCGTACATCAATCGGTTCCTGTTCTCATGGGCTTCAGTAGGCGTCATGCCATATAACAGGGAAAGCGTTGAATCTACAGACAGTTGATTGGCTACATCCAGCTTCTTGTGCTCCGGAGCGTTGGCTATCGTGTACTGCAGCTGTTTGTAATAATTCTGCTGCATGTCCTGGAACCACGGATTCGTACCGATCTTCCTGACATTATCTTCCGATGCCTTCCATGTAGTAGGAATGCCGTTTTCATATTCATCTTCCGTCTCAGAAATCTGGTCTCTTGTATCCCCGAACATTCATTCCCCTCCTACTTTGCTTTGCTGTTTTCACGCAACCGCGTGTATGCATCCCACCGGCGCCAATGTCGTCCACCTTGCTCCAGAATCTCTTGTTGCTCCATGAGGGTGAGTGGATGCCCCTTGAAATCATCAAGATTAAGATAAACAATTGCGTTTTTCGTGGGGTCTATCTGCCCTTTCTTTGTGTAATCAGAAAGATTGTTATGAAAGGTTCCTGTATATCCCGCCTGTTTCCGCACTTCGTATGCTTTTCCAAGACCTACCGCACCAACGATCCAATCGTCTTCCTTCTTGTTGTTGTTATCGTCTGATGAACTACGAATGAAAACAACATCATCAACCATCGCGCCGTATCCGTATGGTGTCTGGACTTCAATGTACCCTGTTCCGAAGAGTTTCTGCGCCTCGATGTTCGCCTGGCGTCTGAGTTTGGCGCGGACGGCATTCACCGTTACGATCTTTTTCTGGGCGTCATTCAGTTCCTTGAACTTCTTCTGGTACATTCCCTCAGCAATCTTGTCGTTGTACGTGCTGATCGTCCAAACCTTCCCGCCAACAGCAGTGTCTTCCCTGATCGCCTTGTTCTGCTCGCCGACATCCTCAAAACAGTCGTAATCATGGCTGGTGTACAAGGTCATCGCATCAAGGTTGTCCACATCAATGTCCTTGCTCTTCGTCTTGTACAACCGGTCAAACATCGCATCCGTTTGTTTGCTGGAAAGCGTATAAAAGAAGTCCTGGATCTTCTGTTGTTGATCCTCTGTCTTCAACGTACTGTTGGATGTCGAAATTTCCTGAATGTATTTATACAGCTCCCCAGCGACAGGAGAATCATCCTTGACGCCATTCGCCTTCATGAGCCTCCCTGCGTACCCATAAAGTTCCGACTGTGACATTCCTGCATTGCCGGAAGGTCGTGAAGACATTCCGTATTTCTTCAGCATTGTATCGGTGATCCCGTCCGTCGCCATGGCTATGCTCTTGTTCTGTTCCCAATAGTCCTGACTTGCTCCGGAATCATAAATCGTCCTCAGCCGTTCAAGCGTCTGCTGTTGCTTCAGTGTGGGCGTCGCGTCCTTGATCCCCGCTTTCAACGAGTTGATTGCATTCGTCAGGTAAGTCCTTCCTGTTGCCGTCTTGAGTTGGTTTTTTAACTCAGCAGCTCCAGGGTCTGAAGAAGGATCGTATTTGGAATCTGTTCCAGCTTTCTTCAATGCCTGTTCCTGCCATGCATCAACCAACTTTGTATCAGAAGAAACATCCGCGGCCTTGTAATATGGGGAGAGTTGAGCCTTCAGATAGAAATTGTCTTTTGCTGATGGTACCAGGCTATCAATTGCCTGCCTGGTAAGGGTCCCGGCTTCTGACAGGTCTTCCAGTTTCGGCGCAATGTCATTCCATGCGGTAAGCGCCGCTTTTTGTTTCTCGCTGTCCTGCTCATTCTGCCAAGAAGAAAACATCTTCCAGGCTGTTTCAGCTTGATCATGATCCAACCCAATACCGGCAACCTGCTTGTCAAACTCTTCCCTTGGCATGTACCCCTTGTATTTCTCTCCCATATCCGCCGATTCATAGGCTTCCTTCCCCAGCAGGAACGCGCTGGGTACTTTCACCGCGTCTTCAATCTGATCAGCGTTATATACACCATTTGCCTTCAGAATGTCTTTGGGAACTGCACTCATCCCAAGAATTTGGAACTGCTCCTTGAGTTTCTGGGCTTTATCCTCTGCCGTTCCCTCCCCCCAAATAATTTCCTGCTGCAGTTTGTAATGGATCTGTGAAGCCTGGTTCCATTGCCCGTTTTCCTTGATTTGGTTCACTTTGGTAAAGAGGTCACCGTTTTGGCTTGAAAGCTGTGGGAGAATCTGGTTCTTGAACCTCGCTTTCACCAGAGGGTCCCACTTGTCATCCTGGATTTTCTGTTGTTCCTGGGCAAGCCAATCCTTTGTCTTCTGCTCATAGGAACCGAAGTCGCCATCCTGCTGGAGACCAGTGAGAAACGTATTTGCGTCATTTTGTACACCTTGGGAAAGCAAAGCGTATTGTTGCTGGACCAAAGCAGACGCCGCGGATGTCGCAAGTTTTCCAAATGCGGAAACGCCTTGCGCGATACTTTCATTGCCTTCTGCGGTTAACCCCGCCATAAATGATTTCACACCCATGTCTTTCTCCTAAAAAAGTGAAGCGGCACCTGAAAGAGCCTGCCCAACTCCGGAAAGTGCCGTTCCCCAGAAGGCCTGCGATTTTGCTCCGGCAATATCATAGTCCTGAAGCTCTTTGTAATCGGCGGAAGTGTTCTTTAATTGCATTTGATAGACCCCATTCTCCCCCCAGCTTTCTTCGTATTGCGCCGTATTTGATGCCTTTTGGGTTTGGTAATCCGATATCTGCTGGCTGTAACTCGTATACGTGTTTTTAGCGTTGCTGAACGTCTGATATCTCTGAAGGTTGTTTTCCGCTTCCTGGGTAGCGATCGCGTCCTTGTCCGTCTGTTCCTGGTTGTATACGTTTGCCGTTGCAGTCCCTACATTCCGGAAGCCACTGTTCGCCACCTGCTGCTGTGCCTGCCCTTCAGCCTGAAGCGCTTGTACCTTCAGTGCCGACATTTGGGCATTCGTGATCTGGTCCGTTGCGGCAAGGCTGTTGGCGCTCTGCTCCTTTGCCGTGTTCTGGTTCGTCGTCGTGTTGCTGATCTTGGTATCCAGAAGCGCGTTCGCCCTGCTGACGTCCGCCGATGCGTTCGCCTTCTGCTGCGTGAGCTGTGCCTGTTCACGCTGCAGTTCCTGGAGTTTGTCATCGTACTCCGATTGCATCTGGCTGGTCTTTGATGAAGCGGATATGACTGAAGAAACAATGCCGATCCCCGCTCCGACCAACCCAAGAAAGAGTCCCATCAGAACACCTCCGTCTGCAATGACATTGCGAGTATGGTGAGCGGATCGGCGCCGGATGACGCCACATGGACACGGAGGTCCTTCTCGTATCCGCCCTTGATGACAAGATCGACCTCGCCTTCCCCGATCATGCCCGTATGTTTCTCGTCATAGTTGTATCCGAACGTGAACGCTCCGCTGTCCAAAACACGGAAGATTGCCTTGGTGATCCGTTTGGGTTTGCCAATCGTATTCCCGGATTCCAGTCGTTCCGTTTCCATGTACGCCTTTACCGTACTTCCTTCCTGATTCGATGCTCCTCCGGTCGTGTCCCAGGTGTCGCTATGAAGGTCGTTGTACAACCAGGGAAATGTTTCTGAATCATACTCATTCCGTTCGTCGATACGTTCAATGCGTCTCTTTCCATCGGATCGGAGCGTCAGCAGAAAGACATCCTGTCCATACGTGGAATCACATACGGATACGGACAAAATCCGGTCATTCCGGGTTCCGTCATCTCCTGTGGTGCCGTCTCCGATTGTGTACTTGCACCAGGCGGTCATCTGGTACAACGTGTCATGACACAAAACCGCCATCGTGCCATCAGAGAGAACACAATAGAGGCGTGGTTCAGGAACACGCTGCCAAGCCATTGATATCACCCTTGGCAACAGGATGCGGTCGCTGGCAAAGGTCAGATCCTCACAAGTGGAACCGGAAGCCGTGTACCGGTATGCCCGGAGCCGTTTTCCTCCGCTCTGGACAAATATGACACTGTCCCCTGCATTCAAAGCCTGGATGCTTTCAGATCCATACGATGAGATGTTGACGATAGATGCGTTCAGGGCATCGATGGAACCAGGCATCATGTATTCGTTGCTTGCCGTTCCGACAATCAGATTGGTGCTTGCACAAATCCATTCGATACGGTCGTTCCGGTCACTCCCGGGCTCCAGCAACATCGCACAGTCACTGGTGATGACACCTTTATACGTCTTTGAAGTCGTGGTGGGGACGTCGGTGCCCTCCGCTATCGCCTTCGCGTATTCCTCGGCCGTGGTGGTCTCGTCCACGATGGTGGCGATCTTGTAGCACCGCATGTCCCTCGAAGCCTTCTTCGTCGCGTCGTCCGTCCCATCCGGAAAGTCTTCATCCACCATACGGAACGGTCTGGTTGACCACATCCGGAAAGGATGGTTGGTGCTGGAATACAACCAAAGACGCGCACCCCGGTATGCACAGCCTCCGGGGTAATTCCCACTGGAATCCAGATCAATGTCATATTGTTTCAGATCCGTATCCAGGCAGGTGTTTCCGTCGTCATCCTTCGTATCCTCCCATTTGTTGGAAACGAATACAGGATTGGTGACGGTAAACGCTCCTGATTCATACCGGATCATGACTACAGGATGATTCCTATGTGTGAGATAGCACGTATCATAATCCTGGGTGAACTGGACGGAATTCACTTCCGTAGCATTCCAGGGAGCATCAATCACATCGCCCGCCCTTGAACCGTCATTTGAGTATATCACCATCTTCAGGGCTCCAAGGACGATAATGAAACTGCTGTTTACACTATACGAAAACGGAATCAACCGTAAAGGCGTGAATCCGACAAGCGTACTGAAATCGACAACCCCTACTGTTCCCGGACGTCTGGTGAACCCGCCCTGGATCATCGGTAGGAAATTTTCCATCTTCGAGACGCCGTTATGGTAAATGGCAGAGTTGATCTGCCCTGCCATCTTCGGTGATACGACACCCTGTGAGAAGTTGTTGTAGAGAAGGTCCGCCTGTCCCGCCATCGCGTCAATCCTCCATATTGGCAAATGTCTGGTCGCTGAAACGCTTCGGCATCAACTGGCTTCTGTCCCCCACCCACAAATCAGGGAAGAGCGGTTCCGTCCAACGCTGTTTTGTGTCAGAGATATTCGCCGACTTGAGTTGCTGGAGCGCCCATGTGTACCGCTGGAGCGCGACGGAAAGCAGGTTCTGGTCGTTGGGGGACAGATACCCGCAGAGGTCATACGCGAGGGCATAGGCGATGAGGTTGTCGAACGCCTGGGGGTGGTCCGCACGGGTGTCCTCCGCCGCGTCCGCCTTGTCGAAGCAGTCCGCCCGGAGCATGCCGTAAAGTTTCGGGTCCGCCGCGTCCGTGTAATACACGCCGCCATGGATCTCATAAGCCCATTCCCAAGCACGCGGTGTATGGCGATAGAGACCGGCAGGCAACGCATAGCCATGTAAGAACCCATACCCCGGTGTATCTTCCGTAAGATCAAGTTCAAGAAGGGAAGTGAAGAACGGCCAGTCCGCCTCAGACAAGGCTTTGTCCTGTGCGGATTCGTAGGATTCAATGCAGTCGAGCACCTCCTCCCGTTTGTCCGTCGCGTCAAGGTCTTCCTGAGTGATTCTCCTTCCATGGACTCTCAGTGCCATGTTGTAAATCTGCAGCCTGGTCATTCCCCAACTCCCCTTTTCATCCATCACTTGACGGTTTTGCCGTCAGTGCCATCGTCTTTCGCTTTCTCCTGCTTGATCGTGCGAACAAGCTGAAGATGCGCATGCTTTACCTTCACTGAGTCGGGCAAGACTAATTCCTCACCTTCCTCAAAGTACATGTCGTTGTACACAAGCGGCCTGTCAGCCCTATATACGTTCTGTGCCATCTGTGCACCCCCTTACACGAAATCAGGACGGACGGTCCCACAAATCACACCACCGGTGAACGCCACCGATTCGGTTCCGGTCACCTGAAGATACCGGTGGCAATTCTTCGGCACCGCCATATCCACAAGCACCTTCCCCTCCGTCAATTCGGAAATGGGGAACGCCTTTGTGACGAACAGCGTGTCGAAAGAACTACCATCCGTGCTGGACGAAATGGTGAGTTTCAGCGTATCGGTGGTTGCGGCACCGGTGGCTGCCGTCTTGATCCAAATCTTAATGCTGTGCGGAGGGACGGCGAAGTTCTCCTCCTGCCCGAAATCAATGATCTCTCCCGTCAACGTCGTATGGTTGGCGAGATTGTAGCCCATCGTGTAATCGGTGGACTCGCTGAACAAATCCTTTGACCTTTCACGAATCATCTTGCACTCTCCTTCAGCTCAACGAGCTCTCCGTATCGACCATCGAGTCACACGGCGTGACCGCGAAGTTACCCATCCGGATGTTACCGTCCGTATTCTGCAGACCAGCCGCTCCGTAGTTGATCGGACTGTACGATCCCTGCTGTCCGGCGTTGTACGCTACAATGACATTCACCGGAGCGTAGATGGACACGCTCTTGCGATACTGTTCGGGAATGCTCATGAACGCTTTCAGCAGGACGGTGTTCAGAGCCTTGAACCCGGAAGGAGTCGCCAGATCCTCAGGATAGATGTTGGCGATCCTCACCAGGGTACGGCGGTTCTGCACACGCAAGCCACCAGCCCACAGAAACTGGCTCTTGGCAACCCGAAGGTTGTTGCCGCCCGCATCCGTGGTGTTCTCAAAATCGTAATGGTTGTAGGCAAGCCCGAACTGAACCTGGTTCTTCGGGTAGATCATCGTAGCCGCCATCGGTCCTTTCGCAACGAACAGGATGCTTGCGAGTTCCCCATCATGGGAAGCCGCCGTATCCCCGTCGGTGGTGCTGTAGAATCCATCAATGCAGATGTACGGAGTCTTCGAAATGCCTGTAGCCTCCTGGACTTTCGTCTTGTTGGCTGCAAGCAGAGGATACCCATACATATCCGTCAGCATGGAAAGGCGCGGCATGATCCCCAGGAACTGGTTGGGATCCTTGCCGGGATTCCCGTAGAGGAGAACCTTCTCGATCTCAAACCCGGCGCTGATGATATGCTGCTGGTCAAGTTCCCATCTGAGCCGGTTGTATTCCGCACCCATAATGATGTTGTGCTTCTGGTTGTACACGGACCAGTCTTCGTACATGCCCATGTCCTCGACCTTCTGCTTGAAGTGCCCGTTCGTCCCCTTGGTGCCGGTGTCGAGATCGGTCCAGGAGCCTTTCGGAAGGTCCCCGTCGATATAGCCGGAAACGTCCTGCAACGCATCCGTGCTGGGAACGAATGGCATGTCCTTGAAAATCGTCGTGGACCTTACCCATTCGTCAACCATCCGGACCACGTCACCGTTATGGGTGAGCGCGGCCAGATCCGTTAATCCAGGATACAGTGGTGTGGTTACTGCCATAATCCATTCTCCTTACGCCGATGGTTTGCTGTAGTCGATAGGAGCGAGCGGATCAACCGCTTTCTTGGCTGTCCCGCTCTCCGCCATGAACACAGGATGGTCTTCCGCAATGGAGCCTCCGACCCGTGAAAGAAGTTCCCATACCGCCGGGTTCACCAACGCACCGGTCGCCTGGAGTTTCGCCTCCAGGTCCTTGTCGATGTACGCCGTGCTTGCCTTCAGCATCTGGTTTTTCTTCTGGTCGAAGTTGTCCCCCCATTCATTGGCTTTCTGTGCCGCGCACCAGGCCGCTCCTTCTTTCAGCAAACGTCCTTTTGCATTCTTTGAAGCGTTTGAATACTCTTCAAAAAAAGCCTCAGCCTTATCCTGGGGAATTCCAAGTTTCTCCAATTCGGACACCGTGAAGCTGCTCATGTCCCCGAAGGGATCATCTTCCGCATCAAACTTCTTGGCGAAATTGGTGTATTTTACCGGTTCCGACTTTGCCTCCGTCGTCTCCTTCGCCTCTTCTTTCTTCCCATCCTGCATAGCCTTGACGTATTCACCAAGCGTCTTGTACTTGGCAATATCTAGGTTCGTTTTCAGGTCATTCGGAAGCTGCGCCATCCACGCCGGTACGCCAGGGGCAGAACCATCCTTCTCACCGCCAACGGCGGCTTTGCTTTCCCCTGCGCTCTGTTTCGCGTCCTCAGGTTCCGCCACGGTCTCCGTCCCATCGGTGGAGCCCGCCGGTTCCCCCTCAGGTGCCATCAATACCCTGGTTCCCATCAAATCAATCAACATCGCTTCTTCTCCTTCTCCGCTTCGATCTCCTCGTCGGTTTTCCGGTAACATACCGGTTGCGACAGGAGCCAATCCACAAATCCAGGGATGCCTTCTTCATCAAGCACCCCCATTTCCTCCAGATCCTGGACGATGAGGTTGTGCCTCACAACGTCCGCCTGGGTATCAAGTCTTGCAAGCAGGCCATAACGCATAATCCTGCGCGCCAACTCCGCTTTTCCCGCCGGTGTTTCATAGGCGCGCCTGACTTCCACCCGCCGTGCAACCAGTTCATTGTCCAGATGTTGGTCTTGGTAGATCATTGCTACGCACCTCCTGAAGCATATTGCTGGGCAGGTGTCCCGCCTGTCGCTGCAGCAGAAGCTGCATTGTTCGGGTTTGACAGATCAACTCCGGAAAGGTTCTTCATGACCTGACTCTGCACAAGCGCCTGTTGCTGCTGCGCCTGAGCCTGGTTGTTCTCATTCATCTGTGCAATGATCTTGTTGACGGCAGGCAACTCCCTGATGCAATCCTGTGGCATGCCCATCGCCGTCATGTATTCACGATCCGTCTGCAGAATGTCCAAGTTGGCGGAGCAGGAAGGATCCAGCTGAAGCATTGTAGCGTGCGCCTGGATGCCTCGTTCGATTCCTGTCGTCTGCTGGTAAGCCTTCAGGTTCTGGGCGAGCAGGCCGTCAAGCTCGATGCGGATGTCATCGAAACCCGCCACAGCCCGTTTGACCAACGCTGGCGAAGTGGCTTTGAGTTTGGTACGGACATCCATGATGTCATTGCTGATCATCAGCGAAAGCGTTCTGCTGACCAATGGGTTGATCTTCTCTACCTGGATGTTGCCGATGATCGTCGAAAGCAACATCAATCGCCTGCCTTCAATCTTGTTGACTTCAAACATTGTCCGCTGGTGATCATCAGAAGCAACCATAGCGAACAGGTCGTTGTTGAAATCCTGCTTGAGTGTGTCCGTAAGTCGCTGGAGTTCCTGGGTAAGTCCCTGGATGTCAAGCTGGATGTTCACCGCTTTCGGTTCGCCGGAATTGGGGTCGATGTAGTTCACCGAACCAGGTCGATAATCGAACTTGTCCTTCAACGCCTGGGGAACGGCAAGCGGGGGATTCAGCAACATGTCCAGGCCAAATGACAAACGACGGTTCATTGCCTGGAACCGTCTCAGGTCCTCCATGATCTGCATGACAAGGCCTTCACCATACACGCTGCTGTCATTCCGTTCCCACCGATGCACGGCGACGGGAAAATCATCGTACCCGCTGGGTTCCCCGATGATTCCATCAGCCTCCTCGCACAGGAAGACAGACGCGAATTTCTTTTTGGAAGCAAGGACGTATGGCTGCCCGTTTCTCCGGTACAGACCCTTGCGTGGATAAATGGCATGGACGATGGTCACCTCTTCCTCGTCGTTCTTCCCCACCATGCGCTGCAATTTCACCGGAAGCTGGTCCGCCCCCCATCTGTCCACACATTGCCGGACCGTCATGGAGAACTCCCGGAAAATCGTGTCGACGTTGTGCAGGTGGTCCTCTGAAATGTAACACTCTTGCGGATCCCAACATTCATGCACGATCTGGGAAACCGTACCAGTATCATCAATGCCGGTATATTCGAACGAGCAACCACCGATTACGCTGTCCATCAACGCCATACGTGACTGGGGATAGAACCTGCTGCCATCCAAATGCTGGTATATTGCCCCTTCGGCGTATTCCATCCAGTCGTTGGCGCCAGGAATCGTATCCGACGCCTCCCCTTTGTTCCCCCTGGTGAGCAACTTGAACCATTTGCAGTTTGGGGATATGAGGTTGGCCATGATCCCGTCCACCATTGTCAGCATGTATTTCTTGTGGTCCATGCAGTGGAGTTTGATGGGTGAGATGTGCCGGTGATGGAGCGGATCATGGGTACGTACATCCATGATGGCATATGCATCCCAACGCCGCTTCTCATCCCTTGAGCGTACCTCCTTGAGTGCATCAAGCCTGTTCTGCAGCAACCTGCAAAGCTCTTTCCCGTCATCCATGCCCAAAAGCGTATCTGGCTTTCAGAAACTGCATAACGACACTTTCACAAATTTTCGCGTTTTTTGTCAGAAGGACCATATCATGGATATCAAGAAGAAGGACTCCCTGGACAGAGGACAAGAATCCGACACCTCTCCAATCTTTCATAGACCGCTGTACGGAGAGGGATTACGCGCACAGGCACCCGACTTTTGAGGAGATGGACGAATCCGAGTTCATCAATTCGTACGAGCTGGAGAGGCCCCTTTTTTAACGATACCCTCCAGTTTTCTGCGATCTTTATCTGATAATTCAATCAAGTATTTTATCGACGGCATATGCTTCTGCGCAAAATGTAAATCTTTTGATCACGCCCTATTGACAAAATAAACCCAACATGCTAGGTTATTACTATAAGGAAGCGAGAAAATGGAATTCGGAAGACGCGGAGAGAAATTTTTTGGTGAGACAAAAAGGGCTTCGAACAAATATTTCTTTTTCAATCATATCATCGACAATGACACGATCATTATCGTCACAGATGATATTCGCAAAATCAAGACCTCTTTCGTGTTGATGGTCGGTAATGACAAAGCCGTTTACCTGAAGGATTGGCAGCTTGCTCACGTCACCACAAAAGAGTCTGGAGAAACATATGCGGTAAGACTTAATCGGAATTTTTTCAAAGTTTACACTTTCAGGACTCCTTTTGAAGATGTCATGTTTGAACACGACCAGTCTTTTGATGATTTGACAAAAATTGCGGAAAGACAAAACGCCGTCGAAATTCATGACGGTTGGACAATGTAACACAATGTAACAAGGAGGTGTTATATGAAAAAGCTTTTTGTAGCGTCACATACGGGGACGGACGGTATCGAGGTATGGCTTGTCGTACGAGCTATAGATATGGCGGACAAGGAACAGGTGAAGAAGGTCAAGGCTGACATCAAGGCCGCTTTGTCCTATAGGGTTCCGGAGGAGCCCGAATACAACGAGGACCGTGATGTGAATTACGGGCCGTTCACGGATGAATATGATCTTTCGGAAGCCGCTTACAGGACAATCCTGAGAAATTATCCTGATGGAGAGATCACGCCTCATGACACTTGGTTTGACTTGTTGTATGACTTCGGCGTCACGAACGAGTGGGATATACATTATTTTAGCATGGAAGGGGAAGAAGAACCCCAAAAATTGCGCATGCAACGCATCGCAAGGATTTCGACGCCCAAGCGCATAGCCGCCGCACGGAAGAACGGAACGAAAGGCGGACGGCCAAAAAAGAAGTAAAACATAAGTCTTACAATCAAGCCAGATCCATTTGGGTCTGGCTTTCTTTTGGTGCGTATATCATGTCAATACGAAAAACAGGTACTGACACGGAAAACCCGGGCAGGTGAAGGTTGCCACCAGCGACATGATCCACGGCTACCGCAGCGCCCTGGGGGAGAGCTTTCCCGAGGCCGTCGTCACCGTGGACAAGTTCCATGTGGTCAAGAATTGTTCGGATGCGGTGGAGATTCTTAACTACTTCCAGACCCTGAGGACCAATGCAATCCTGGAGGGGTTCAACTCGAAGATAAGCATCATCAAGAGCCGTGCGAGAGGCTTCAGGAACATGAGGGACTTCATGAACATGATCTACTTCGTCTGTGGAGAATTGTCTCTCCCCCTGCAGCCAATCATGTAGAGCTACCCACTATAAACAGCGAAAGGCCGTTTTTTGTCAGAAGGCGTTGGAATCATATGAGGCGGTAGACGGAACGGTGGCGAATCCCCTGCGCCTCATCTTCTCCACGACGATCTCTTCTTGCGTCTGAACGTCAGGCGCATGGAGTTTCACCTGGGGATGCCGAAGGAACGAAAGGGAGTCCAACCCGTCGTCATGCGCACAGAATGGGTACAGGTTGTATTCCTGGGTGAAGAACGAAGAGAGCATATCCTCCGCCATGCCTTCGAAGTTCTTGTGGACACATTCGACGGGGAACCAGATGCAGCGCCGTTCCAGGAGCGGGATCAGGCGCTCGATGCGCACGCCCTTCTCCTCCCACTCGCCGACCTCCTGGATCGCGAAATGGTATTTCCGGTAGTCCATCGCCTCCCGCATGTGCTCCACGTCGCTCTGCTGCCCCACCGTCTCATAGAACACCATGGCCGGCTTGTATTTCGCATACAGGGAAAACAGCGCGTCCTCACGCCCCTTCAGATTCAGCTTGTCCCGGATGATGTCCAGGATGAAATAGTTCTCGTTGTGGTCGACGGCGACCGCCCACATGACGGTGTAGTCCCGTTTCCTGGACACCTTGCCCGCCGGGTCGACGAAGATGTAGACGTTCAGCCCCTCCCAGATGTTCGCGGCCCACCGCTGCACCCATTCCGGCCGGAACGCCTGTGTTGACGCCTGTTTGGGATCACACATCATCTGGCTCGCGAAAACAGCGCTCCCCATTTCTTTCTTGCGTTTCTGCAATTCCCCAATCGTCATCAGGACCGGCACGCCATTGGGATCCACGCAACGTTGGATGACAGGGAGCAAAAGATGTTCCGAAATGATTGTCGAGTACAGTTCCGCGTAATGGTAGAACGTCCCGATAACGCATTTCTTAGCGCCTCTTGCAAGTGTGTTGAGCGACATCCGCCATTGGCCGATCACCTTGCCGATCATTTCCGCGGTTACGACGGATTCCGGGGTGACGCAATCGTCGTAGATGCCTCGGTCAAAGTGATAGCCGGTCTTTTGCTTGAGGATGCTGGCGCATTCCAGCGTATGTTCCTTCCTGGGGGCTGGACGCTTGAGATTGAGTTGGTCGGCCTGCCATACATCCGCCTTCTCCCCATCCTGCCACACGACATCCGGCCAAACCGTCTTGATCGTCTGGTTGGATTCCAGGATTGTCTTGATCGGTTTGAAAAACAGCTCTTGTCCGCTTGTCAGGTTGTAGCTGTACACCACGTAGGTCAGGTCAGGTCGGAAGAGCATCTCACGCACCGTAGACCCGATGGTGATGATGGTTGACTTGTAGTGTTCCCGCGCCATGATCCAGATATGTTCGTACTTGTACTGTGCCACCGCATGCGAAAAATCATAGGCGAAGTCGTTGTCCAGGAATGTCCATTGCAAAACATACACCAGAAAGAAAAACAGGGATTCGCGGGACAATTCACGGATTGCTTCCTTTTGCGCTCCATTTGCTTCAGCGATTTCAAGATACCGCTTCACGCGTTTGTGAAACATGTTCCTGGGCAATTCAACATGGGGGAAAGCCAGCTGGGGACGTCTTGCCGGTAGAACGGCATTGTCTTCCACCGGAGGCGCCCCCATCACACGGGACTCCCATCAGTGATGCCGGAAAGTGGTGTGTTCTCAGGATCATCATCGTTGTCTGTCGTGTTTTCTTCCTGCCCATCGTTGTCTTCGGTTGTTTCTCCGGATTGGGAAGTGTCACTCAGTTCGTCCGCCAGTTTCACCATTTCGTTGGTGATATGCATGCTGACGTCCTGCTTGATGTCACCTTTCAGGTCCACTTTACGTACTTCCCTTGATGCCGCGATCTTCTTCAGTCCAAGGCGATAGTTCAGCAACGCACACGTGAACGTGACGGAAATGGGATTCTCCTTCCCCTCGTATTCCCCTTCACGATTCACACCTCGCTGCAGAAGCCATTCATCGAACAAGTCATCCCACGCCTGCATAAGAATTTGGTAAAAATCTTTGCCCTCTTTGTTTGTTTCCGGTGAGAAATCCTTCCGGTCCTTAAGTTCGTAGAACCCAAAAATGTCGGCATACCCAAGCCACTTTGCGAAATCCGTCTTGGTCGGGACATCATCCTCGCTGAGGGTTTCAAAGTATTCCTGGAGACCGGCAAGGATCTGGTTACGGCTTCTTAACCTCGGTCTTCCTTTGCCCCGTTTTTTGTTGTCCGTCTCGTCACCACCGCCAGAAACCTGCATTTGTTTTCTCTTATCGCACATAGCATGACTCCTTGATTGCCATAACCCCATTTCTAAACCCTTTCCCCTTCTCGCATAACGACACATGCGGATTTTTTTCATTCAGTGACGAACCTCCAGAGATATCCGGAAGCCTGTCCTCCTCGTTCTGCAGCCATACGGATCCGCTCCGTCCTCACGCCGGTCACAAGCTGAGCCTTGTTCAAAGAGGCGTACCGCGTGACACAGCCTTTTGGATCAACGCTTTCGACCGATATGCATCTCCGGTCGGTTTTCTCCGCCCGAAGCGTTTGCTGTGGCTCCTCATCCTGCTGGAGACGTTTCTGTGTGTACCCTTCAAGTTCGTAATGAACCGCACACCAGCCCAAAGAGACTTTGTTCACCGGAACCGTTGTGGCGCAACATCCGAACTCGCACCGTTTGCAGAAAAGCTCCCCATGATGCCGTACGCATCGTCTGCATGTCAGGCATTTCGCAGAATCCACGCCGGTCATCCCGTCACCCCCCTCCGGAAGCTCTTGCCCCCAAGCATCTCCTGCTTGGTCTGGTTGCTAATCCAATCCCATATTATCTGGTTTTTTGATATTCTTGATAGTTCTCTGAAATATCTTTCATCTGGAATTGACTTGTCCCAATCCTTACCTTTATCCCATTGTTTATTTTTACCTGCACCACCAGTCATATTACCCGCATTTATCCCATACGGTGGGTCAACAATCGCCAGCTCGTTAAACTTATCTGGAACTCCCTTCATAAACTCCATGCAATCAATCAAGTGTACTGTGTTCATATAAACTCCTTTACTCAGTGTCTGCCCCATTCTCTCCCTCTTGACTACTCCATCGTCTTTATTGTCTGCATCTGGTGCAATGTCAAAATAACTCCACTTGTCCTTCTATCGGTGTGTCTGATTTGTCAGTGTTCACCCACCAGTCGAACACCTCTTGGCCTGTTTTCCATTTAGTTTCCAGACCACTTTCCTTACGTTTTATAAGCATCCTGTCAAAAGCACGAATATAAGCATCCCTAAGCTTTGGGTATTTTGAAAGTTCTTCTTGTTGTTTTTTACCACCTGCCATCGGACATCCAATGCAACCTAACCGCTCATATCCTTGGTCATAGAGTTTGCAGTATGGGAGGTTTTCTTCTCTGATGAATTGCCATACATCTTCATCGGTAAAATCAATAATCGGGTTGACTACATATTTCCGCTTCGGGATGCAATGCTCCATCTGTCTCCTATCATCATCGTTGTCATTGAAAAGCATCTTGCCTTCTGCTTTCGTCTTTCCAATATCCTCAAATTCTCCCCTAGACTTGCGTTGTGTACTTTCAGCCCAACGGACACCAGTGGCACAGAATCTACCTTCACCACCCTTTTCCTTGAGTTCAGCACAGCAGTACCGTACAAGCCTTGTTGGAGGCATCTGCTTGCGCTCTATGAGTTTCCACATGGATTCATTGTACAAGTCACGATGAACAAAAGGAAACTCTTCTTTGATGAATTGAACAAGCTCTGGTGGGTCAATACCTGTTACGTTGTAGTGAAGCTCTGCAAAGTCAAGCAAGGGTATACCCACCTTTTCAGCGGCTTTCTTTACCACACCATACAGACAGACCGAATCCTTTCCTCCAGAGAAACATACCCACAATTTACCAAGCCCAAGAGACTGAGAAAAGTTGTATGCGGCAACAGTACGCTCTATAGCTTTCCCAACCTTGTCTTCATCACCAAACAGTGTCTTCTCGTATAACATCACTACTCCTTGGTTTGCCTGCAATAAAATTCTCCTTGGCACCGGGAACACGTCAAACATTTTGCCTTGTCAACGCCTGCCATCATTCACCTCCCCCTCCGGAAGCTCTTGCCCCCAAGCATCACCGAGAATCCGGAGCGGACATCGGTGAGCCGGTCGAAGGCGCTCTGGCCGATCGAGTCGGCGGCGTCGGCGTCGCTTTGGAAGTTCCCGATTACGACCGTCTGCGCCTCATCCTCGTAGCGCCGGTCGATGAACGTCTGCAGGAGGCTCGTCTCCCAGTCGCTCCCTGAGCGCTTCGCGACCTCGTCGATCACGAGCAGGCCGTATCTCGCGGAGCCGTAGTTCTCGTCAAGCCATTCCGAAGGTGAGCGGTATGCCATGACGCTTTTTGCCTTCTCGACGATCTCAAGCGCGGTGACGCAGGCGGCGCTCCTGCCCGCCTGCAGCGCATCGGCGACCACACGCCAGCCGACGAGCGATTTCCCGCTTCCGTTGGGGCCGTACACGACGGCGTCCTTCCGGAACCCGGTGATCTGCCCGATCGTGTAGCGCTGCCCGTCCGTGAGGATTTCCTCGCGGTCGATGTCCGGGCGGATCTTCCGCGGCACGTTCTCCCCGACCCAGCGCTTCCGGTCCCAGGGGAGCGCCACGGGGCGGTTGCTCTCCTGCCAGCGGCGCATGACCTCCTCGCGGTCTGCGTCTGTGAGCGGATGCTCCCTGAAATACTCGGAGAAAACGTCCCTTGCGTCCTTTGTCTCGTTCATCTCCCCTCCTTTCCCGGGTCGCCCGGGTTTTCCGAAACATTCGCCACAGCGCATCCGTTTTCGAAAAACGTCAAGTTACACGTTTTCCCGTACAAAATGCGCCACAGCCCCAGTAAAGCGCGTCTCCGTCCAAAATTTGCATGGCTACCTAAACGCAAGTTCATGTTCTTACCTCCCCTCCCGGCCTCGTGTTGTCGAAAACGTGCGTCCGGCCGAGGTCGTAACCCGGCGTGCGGTCGCTGGCGACCCTGCGGTACGGCTGTGCGCCGGGGCGTTGCGGGCCTGCCTTGTCCTGCTCCCGTGTCAGCCAGCTCGTGAGGAACCGGGGTATGTTGCTCTTGCCGTTTTTCGGGTTGGCGTTGAGCCATGCGAAGGCGTTGCGGAGCGCCTGCCGGACGTCGATTGCGGGGAAAAGCGCCGCCCATGCGGAGACGTCGTCCTCGGTGACGTCGTATGTGTCGGGCTTGCCGATCCGCGGGAACGTCAGGAACACCGCGGGCTTGGGCTTGGATGAGGCCTGTTGCTGCCGGTCGTCATCACCGAGACCGAGGCCAGGCTGCTGTGGGGTGGCGCCTCCGTCGGGGGATGCGGCGTTTTGCGCATCGTCCGGCGGTAGCGAAGACGAATGTAATGAGTCTGAGCAATCTCTCTCTCTTACTGAACCTTTAACTGAACCTGAACCTATTACTGAACCTATTACTCGGATTCCATTTGCATTGCTGTTGCTTTCCATCTGGTTTGCAGTAGTATTGCTATTGCATTGCTGTTGGATAGCTTTGGCATCTTTTGAATCATCCTGTGCACTAGTATTCTCTGATGAACCTTTTTCAGAGTTGTTTTTCCACCGCTTGATGGACCGTTTCCGATAGGACTCGCATTTCTCACTGATCTCCTGCAAATCTTTGTCAACGCGCTTTGAACGAAGAATCCCATTCGATTCCTCATACAGCAGTTCAATGTCCACCATCTTCGCGACAATGCGTTGGGAATCATCTTTGCCAATACCCAGGTCATAAGCAACCAGATCCACATCTTCCATCGGATACGATCCTTCATTCTGGTAGATGCACTCGACGACATGCCAGAACAGTGCGTATCCAACAGCTCCTTCCGCCTGTACAAGACGCCGAATCTTGATATCCGTCATGGTGTTAATGTCGTGCTTGATATATCCAAGTTTCATGTTTGTTTTATTCCTTATACGGTCTAAAATAATTGTTCTTGACCGCTCTTGATTTCCCTGACCATCTTGTCAACCTTGGCTTCCAGCGTCTTTGAAAGAACGAGATTCTCGCGGGTTCGGTCAGTGAAATAAGATTGCTGCGCTTCCCGCATTTCCTGCACGAGGGAAGCAAAATCAACCAGGCTGATCATGAGGCGCCTCCCAAGTGGCTCACTTCCTCCGGATCAACCCTGGATCCCGAATCAACAGCATGTATTAGTTGGCTTCTCTCCACCATCAGCAATGTCTTGATGCTGTTTTCTTTCTTCATTGTTTCCCCCGCTTCCAAAGGCAAGTCCTTGACTTCGTCACGCTTGCGGTCGGATTCAAGTTCCGCCCGTTCCTCTTGCCTTTCCCGACGCTTCCTGCGCTCTTCGAGATATTCGTCCTCGAATGCCCGGCTCTCTATGTAACTGTCGTAGTTATTCATGCCTTCTCCTTTTTCTCGATGACGACGTCGAACTCCTGCCCGATCCGCTCCTCGTAGTAGAGCATCTTCTCGTAAGTCCTTCTCCGGATCGTCGTGAACATGAAGCCCTTGTCACCGTAGAACAGGAGCAATATGTACGACCCGTCCGTAAGGTTGTAGCGGCTCCCGTCGGTGCGGATAGTGTCGTATTTCACCAGCTCCGTGTGCAGATTGTATTCCCCGATCTCCATGGGCATCACATCCAGCAATCTCGCCTTGCGTTGCCCGTGCAGCTTGACGTATTCGCCTAAGAACCTGATGGTGTTGCTCATTTGAAGAGCTCCTTCTGCCCGCTGGCGATCTCCGACGATTGCGCACAGCGCGTTTTTCCGTCCATGGCGGTGTAATTCGTTGTTGGGGTGCAGGGCGATGCGCTGGAGGTGCTTTTTACAAAAGGCTTCAATTGCCCTTTGTCAAAGCAACCGCCGTGATATCCGCCGTCCAACTTGCACTTTGTCGCCCATGGAAGATTTGGCTCACCGTAGACGCATCCCTCGCAATAAATGAAATAACCTCTCATGCCTTCGCCTCCTTTACATTGTCCGAAATCCACCAGTCATATACTTCCTGTGGATTCTTCCATGTTGCCGGATGATTAATATGACATCCAAGCATCAAAAACTTCCTTTCCTGTTTTCCATGTAGTTTCTTTGCCTTGTTCTTTTCGTAGTTTCAACATCTTTTCAAAAGACCGTATATATTGTTCCTTGTATTTTGGATAATGGAAGAATTCCTTTTCTCTGTCTTTGATTGAAGCCATCGGACAACCGATGCAACCGATGCGGTTCATCCCTTTGTCATAGAGTCCGCAATAAGGCAGATGTTCCTGCATAATGAATCTCCAAACGGTCTCCTCTGACCAATCAACGATGGGATTGCATATATATTTTTGCTTTGGTATACAATGTTCCAAGATTCTTCGATCTTCAGCATTATCAGCATTGAGGATTTTTTCTCCAGAAAGTGTCCATTCCATAAATTCTCCACGATTTGAGCGTTTTAGACTTTCTTCTCGCCTTACTCCAGTAAGGACAAAACGTCCTTTTCCGCCATGTTCCTTGAGATCAGAACAGCAATATCTCATAAGTCTTGTAGGAGGCAGTCCCTTCTTCTCAATCAACTGCCACATCGTCGTCTTCGGATAATTGAAATGTACAAACGGGAAATGCTCTCGGATGAACCATATTAGCTCTGGCGGGTCAACCGTCGTCAGGTTATATTCAAAATCACACATGCCAAGAACGGGAACCCCAAGTTCTTTTGCAGCAAGATTACAAACCCCATAGACGGCAACGGAATCCTTGCCCCCGGAAAAGCAGACATATAGTTTCCCAAGATTGAGTTGTTGGGAAAAACCATAAGCCATCTTTACCCGTTCAATGGCGGTCTCAATTTCTTGGGAAAGAGGAAACAGATAATTATTCGAAGCATATCTTTGTGACCTTGTCATTATTCTTTGCCCTCACTCATTTCCTTGATCTCCTGCCAAGTTTTCCCTTTTCTCTCTGCCTTTGAGAGCTGTCTGTGTTCCGGTTGCGGACGGTGCCACTTGATCGCGTTACGGATTGATTTCGGTAGGATGTATCTCATGATTTTTCCTCCTGTTTGCCTTTATAATGCGAGAGGATGAAACAAACTATTTCTGTATTCACTTGGCTTTGAGGCATAGGATTGACTGATATGTAATCTGGTGCAAAGTGGTCAAACAGTATCTCTAATGCTTCCTTGTCCGTTATTGGGGGAGCTAAGATGTTGTCCCCCTGATGCTTTACCAAAAATTCATCAAATTCTCTTTGTCCCCTTGTTATCCTTCTTGTTTTCGTTTTCCTCATAACTCTATCTCCGTGATTGATTCATAAAGTTCCCTTGTGCGCTCCCCATCCCGGATTGATCTCAGTTGTTCCTCGTCCGTCAGAACCCTCGCCTCCGGACGCGTGGGATGGATGATACGGACGGCCGCAAGCTCCACGATCGTGCCAATTACCACCACGATGGCTGGGATGCACCATACGCCACACGCCCATGCCGCACGGGTTACCACCCATACGGCGAAAAAGGCGAACGCGATCATGGCGGTGACAAGCGATGCACGGAGGAACACAAGGTTCCGGTGCCGCGTGATCCTCACTTTCATTTCCCTGCCCCCTTGCTGTCCCTGAGCCACTTCGCCGCGAGGATCCCGGAGAACCCGAACGAGAGGATCAGGAACGTCTGCCAGAGCACGCCCCAGAGCGCCCTGGCCCTGTCCAGCAGGTGGAGCGCGCCGCTGAGCAGGAACGCGATGAAGAAGATGACGACAAGCGTCTTGATGACGTCCTTCATGACCCTTTCTCCCTGACATAAACGCTCTCCCCGAGCCGCACGTTTTTGATGCCGTACGCCGCCGCATGCTCCCTGAGCCGTCTGGTTACGGAGGAATCCATCGGACGCTTCCACACGCCGTGCGCCTGGAGGTTCGCCACAACCTCCTGCTGGATCTGGTAACCGAGTTTCTCCTCGCCTGGTTTCCAGTCCCTCAGGACCTCGGTAAGCGCGTCAACCGTCGTATACGGGCGGAACCTCATCTCAAGTTGTCCCATTGTTCCCCTCCTCCATGATTGATAAATAACGCCTTGATGTTTCCGTCGGGGCATACAACCCGGCAACGATGTCAAGGTATGTGACGCCCACGGCATATGCCGACCAGATGTCCTCCTTGAACCCGTAGAACCATCCAGGATGCTTCTTTGTGCCTTTCCCCGTCCCTTTCAAATTCGGAGCGAAGCGGTAAAGGAGCCCGTTGCGGATCGTCGCGTCATTCGCCTTTGGTGAGTGACAGACGCAGAGCTTCTCGTCCTGCCGGACGACCCGCCGTACAGCCAGGCCCTGCAGTTGTGCGTTCTCCATGAACCTTCCGATCCACACGCATGTCTCGAACACTTCCGCCCCTACGGGCATCCCGTAGGAGGCGACCATCTCGATGACGATGTCGCTGATCCCGTTCCTCATGCCGTTGATGTACTGGAGCACAACATCGTTCCTGTCTTTCGCGAAGAATCGGGGATGGTACCCCTTGTCGATTACGACGATCGCGGACTCCGTGGGGCCGGGATCAATCGCGGAGATGCAGTCCCCGCGGATCTCCAATCCGAGATTATTCACGTCCGGCCCCCCATCCTTCCTCGAAAGCCTGCTCGAGGCGTTCCTCCTCGCCAATCCCCTGCTGTTCCGGCTCCCCTTCTCCATTCCCGGCGGATCCGGCCGTTTGTCCGGCGCCCTCCGTTCCGACGGGTTCCTGGTCCGGCTGTTCGGCCTCCGGTTTCGTATCAACGGCTTCCACAGGTTCGGAGCCTGCCGATTCCGGTTCCGGTTCCGGTTCGTCCATGGCCTTGAGCTTCGCTTTCAGCGCGACGGCGCCATGCCCCTGGGGAAGCCGTTTCCTCTCTTCCTCCGGCGTGACGTTCCGCATGTATTCGTTCTCGGTCGTCCGGTTGTACGCGGCGGCAAGGAGCGACTCGTCGTCGCTCGTGTTGATCAGCATCTTGCACGTCCGGTTGATGACGGTCTTCTTCGCCATCTCCTGGGCGAACTTCACATGCGTGTCGGACAGCTTGTTCGGATCGTATCCAGAATAACCCTGCTTCCACGCGGCCTCGATCTCCGCTTTCGTCATGATCCCGCACGCAAGCACGTTCTTGTCCTTGTCCAGGATGTTCGCGTACGCGGCGACGATCGGCTTGTTAAGCGTGGCGAGCGTCGCGTTGGCGTGCTTGTCGACATGCACCATGCCGTCGGCGCCGTAGCTGAAGGAGAATTCCTCCCCGTCGTGCACCACCTGCGCGACGACGCTGTCAACATCCGGGCGGATGCGCTTGAGCGCTGTGACCGTGCCGAAATACGAGCGCATGAGGACGATCTTGTTCCCATACGCGACGAAATAGCACTGTTTCTTCGCAGGGTCCAGACCCTGCACCGCCATGTCGAGCAGCGCGATGGAGACAGACTGCCTGGTGCAGACGCTGAGCGCTGCCTTGTGGTCCTTGGTCTCGACCTGCTGGAGGGCGATGAACGCGTTCTTGAAGACGTTGCCAACGGCGTAGTTCGTCGGGAGGGTGATCGCCTTGCTCTCCACGAGGATGTTGATCTGGTCCATCACCTCGTCGGTGAACTCCCTGCTTAACGCAACGACACTTGTTTTATTCTGGTTTTCCATTTCAGATGACTCCTTTCTGTCTCAGCACCCTTGAAGTGCCTGTCTTGATGTATTGGCCGTACAGGTCCGGATGGTCCACCCGGAACGCATTTTGGTCGAACCGGTTCTGCGGCTGGTTTTTCCAGGTCGCGAGCACGACGGGTTTCCCGTCCTTCCCGAAGTCGGTGATGTAGCCGAAATCGCCCATGTAGTTCTTGATCCGGAGCTCCACCTCATCCAGCTTGATCCTCAGCGCCTTTTCCTGGGATTTGATGTTCGCCCTCAGCGTCAGGTCGGCCTTCACGGAGGAGTCCGCCCTGATGCAATTCTCGGTCGGCACCCAACGTGAGTTTGCCTCGGCTTGCGTCGAAGGGTCGGGGATCCATCCCTCTTCCAGCTTGTCGTGGAATTCCCTGGCCGAATCCAGGATCATCTTGATGAGTTCCTGGTCCGGCGCGATGACGAACCGCCTGACACGGTTGCCCTGCATCCGGCAGAGCCACACCTCGTCGCAGGGTACCCCGCACGCGAAATATCCCTGGCACTGGAGCAGATAGGAATCTGGAATCTGGTCCGTATCCTCGTCCCCCCAGTCGCTTGAATACTGGCTCACCAGCTTGCATTCCAACGCAAGTCGTTTCCCATCGACGGTACCAGTGACAAGCCGGTCAGGATGGCAGATGAAGTACGGCATGTCGTCCCGGCAGAACCCGAGGTTCGACCTGCGGATCTTCAACGAGTATTTCTTTGCGAAATACCGGCAGATGGCGTCCTCGAAGAACGTCCCCATCGCCATGCTCTCCTTCTGCTCGTCGGTGGGTTCCGGCTTCTCCGCCTCCTTGCCCCAGTAGGCAAGGTAGACGTCGTAGGGCGTCGCGAACTTCGACACGCCCTTGATCGCCCCGAGTTGGGAGCAGCCGATGCGCCGGGTATGGTCCTCAGCCTTGCTTGCTATCCGCATCATTTCCCTCCCCGATTCCGAATTGGTCCTTGAGCCCTTCGGCGAAATCACGCGTGAACGCCTCCGTCGCCTTCCGTTTCCCTTCCTGCGTCTTGTCCTTGAGCCTGTCCCTGACAATGGCCCCGAGCGCGTTGCCAAGTTGCGCCGCCGCGTTTCCCAGGATGCTTTGGTCGATGTGCCCGCTTGTGGTCGTCGACATTTTCCTGCCTGCCTCGTCCTCCTTGATGCAGAAGACGAGCATATGCTGTCTGTTCATTTGGTCTCCTTCTTGTTCTCCGGGCACTTTCCGGATTCCTCATCACGCTTGCGGTCGGACTCCTGTTCTTCCTTCTCTTCCCGAAGCTCTTCCCGCCTTCTGCGCTCTTCGAGATATTCGTCCTCGAATGCCCGGCTCTCGATGTAACTGTCGTAATTCACAGCGCCGCCTCCTTCCCGTCCCCCGACAATACGTAGTTGACCTGGGGTTTCCCCGCGACGCTGGCGGCACAGATCCCGACAAGCCTCATCCCGCATATGGCAGCGGCAACGCGGCCCTGCCGGACAAGCGTCTCGTAGGACAAGTCCTTGACTTCGTCCGCCTTTACCTGTAAATTGTTGTTGTGCAACATGTTTCATGTCCTTTCCCCCGGATTACGGCCGGGGGATTTTTTTTGCCATTCCCGTCATGGCTGACATCGCTTTGGCACCGGCAGGATTCGGACCTGCGTCCAGGGAGGTCTCCCCGCCCTGTAGGAATCAAACCATAGCGTCTGCCACTGCGCCACGGTGCCCAGCCGGTACTTTCCCGGCCGCCAACTTGAAGCCCAAAAAGAAAGCAAATGTTGTTGAGATCACCACCCCGTACGGGGCAAGGCTTTGGGATTGATGGGGTATCGGACCCCATTTCTTCCGGCTTGCAAAGCCGGTGTTCTGCCATGAACTACAATCCCGCTCAAGTCTTTCCCTGATGCCAAGCCATTGAAGCAGAAGGTAATCAGCCTCCTGTAGGCCACTCCACACCCGTCCGAAGAATCATGGCAAATGCTGATGGGGCGATATGCTACTATCCTCGGTATTCATACTGGCGGTGAGTTCCAGCTCTGGAGGTTGGCGGAGTCGGACCGCCACGGTTGCCACCCTTGGACACGTCAACCGAAACCATTGCCTCCGATAGCCTGGTGCATCGGGTAGTATCACCAGGCATGCATCTTTGCTCGGTTTGTTATCCTGTAGGATTCTGCTCTTGCCCTGCCTCCTTCGTTTTGATATCAAACGTCGAACGCTCGATGAATTCTTCCGCCCAAGACTGACGGATGATCAAACGACCGCCGATTTTCGAATACTTGATCTGTCTGCTCCGCACCAGGCGGTACACAGAAGACTCGCCCGTTCCGAGGAGCTTCGCTACCTGCGCTACTGAAAGCGGCTTGTCCAAGATGTAATCCATAGCAGCAACACCCCCCCCTACAAACTTCCGGCTTGCGGGTTCTTCCGGTGCCGGAAACCGGTCAATGAGGCCCAATGCAAAAAGCCCGTCCCTAAAGGAACCGGTGGAATCGGACCACCGAACGCACCAGCGTTCCTGAAGAGACGGGTTTATGGGGCATTGTTCTGTGAGAGGATTGATCGCGAGTATGAGACGACCGCATCATGATAGAAGGCCGACCTCCGCTGCCGGAGCTTGCTCGCCGCCTGAACGGCATCGCTTCGTTCTGATTCCGAGAGGGGATCAATCCAAAGATTCTGATAATTCTCTCTGGTTTCCGTTTTTGATATTTTTGACTGGTTCATAGCCAGATACTATTTCCATTTTTGGAAACTGTCAAGGTATTATTTGATTTTTTTCTTTACAAAATTAGAAATTTCGGAAACTATATAAGTATGAAAATCAATGCGTTTTTATTCTGGGAAAGGGTGAAATCGTTGGCTGCGAACAAAAAGGTGTCCCTGAAAGACATGAGCAAAACCATTGGCCTTCCTTATTCCACCCTTGCGAAACAAACTTCCACCGACACATTCCCGCCAAAGGCTGAACAGCTTTTAAGAATGGCGGAGTACTTCGGCATCCCTGTGGACGAACTCGTGTATGGGGGAAAAGCTGGAACCGTTAGCCCTGACCCGAACGCCGATATCAAAGCCGCGCTCGACACGGCGACGCAGGAGGAATGCGACATGGTCCGCCGGATATTGAGACTTCCCGAAAGTGAAAAAGAAAGAGCCTCCGCGTCGTAGGAAGGGAGGGGAAGATAATTTTTGTGAGACGGTCATGACCGGCACATCATTATTTGTGTCGTCCGTATGTCCTAGAATTTGATGGAGAGCGCCTATCCCATCAGTCCTGCCCTTCTAATGGTTGTATCATCTTAAAACATAAGATACTTACACATTTTCCCCAAAACTGTCAGAAGTTTGCCGTTTGTGTTTTCATTGCATGGGAATTAGTGTGTAAAAATTGAATCATCTGGCAGAGTTTGTGTTACAATCGTCTGCAAAATCATAAAGAGAGACCATAATGCCATATCGTGCAGTATATGAATTCCCCAAAATAACAATCCTTGAAAACATGAGACGCCAGCAAAACAACATTCAGTGGTTTAGGAGGGTGTGGTGACTATGGAAGGAAAACGCCAAACAACAGGGGATGACCTCCTGGACAAAGTATATTTATCCCTAGATGTTTTTTTGATCATTCTTCTTCTCCTAGGGGTATTCAGCAGAAGAAGTGGGAGCTATTTCACTTTTCTCAAAGTCATGGTTACCATACGTGGAGCACTAAGCCTTTTCTACATAGCAAAAAGGCAAAAGAAAGAACCTTTGTTGTATGCAGAGGTTGCTTTATCATTTCCGTTTGCGTTGTCATTTCTCTGCGGCCTTTTTGATGCAGGTTTCTCCCTTCCAAGGCAACTCTGGATCTTCATAGACATTTCCCTTGCAATCATACAAGGTTTGGTTATCCATCAGTTTATACAAAGGGATTAGGTATGGATATTTCTGATTTTGGAACTGCTGTTTTTGGAATCATTCTTGTTGCCAGTATTATTCTAAAAATTGTTTTTTCCATAAAGGGAAAGATAGAAGACAAACAGAGAACAGCCCAAATGAAAAAGCAAGCTGAAGAATTGAAAAAGGAATGGGCTGATGAAAGTTTTGGTCCCAATACCGATCTTAACAGCAACGATGAAGAATACATCAGAAACCATCATCTTAATGAATCATACCAAGAACGAATGCGTCGGATATGGCAAGAAGAACAGTTAAGGAAACAACAAGAAGCAGAAGAACAAAGACGTACAGCGGAAGCCTATCAAAAAGCACTAGAGCAAAAGAGACTTGCAAAATACTATGTTATCCTTGGTGTTCCGGCCTCTGCTGACTCTGAAACAATTAAGCATACCTACCGGATCATGTTGAAAAGATACCATCCGGACAACATCCTCAAGCCGGACACTCCAGAAGACATCAAGGAAATGGTGAACCAGCGGTTCATTGAAATACAGGAAGCATATAAAGCCATCTGTGAGGTAAGGCACATTATATGAATTCCCCAAAATAACAATCCTTGAAAACATGAGACGCCAGCAAAACAACATTCAGTGGTTTAGGAGGGGCTGATGGAAACAGTAATGAGTATTATATTCGCCATCGGATTTTCCTCAGAACAAAGTTGACTACAACCACGTTGGATATTCAGAAGAAGCCCAAAAGAAAGAGGATAAGGGAATCAGGAAGTTCAACGCAGCGTTCAGCCAGATTGATCGGAACCTGTATTGATACATATCACTTGGATTTCCTTATGATGGATATTTATGTTACCGTATTGTTAGGCTAATCGGCAAAATCCCATTCGTTGCAACCAATATTCCTTGAAGATCACTGGCAGAGAAATGGGAATAAAGTTCAGTCATCTCCGCATCAGCATGACCGGTAACTTGTCTTGTCACCGAATCCGGCAATCCTGACGCCCGTAGCCTTGTATTGAGAAAATGTCTCCAGCTATGGAACGTTATGTTTCTCCGTTTCTGTTCTTCCAGGGAAACTCCGATATTCACCAAAGCCCTCCGCAACGAATGAATCACACAAGAACGATATACCGGTTTTGTAGGATCCTTGAGGGAAAAGAGGTATTCTCCAGTTTTTGTCCTCAAAGACATCAGGGCCAAGGCCAGCCTATGGGGAACCGGAACCACCCTGACAGCACCTGTCTTTGTACTCTTCAGACCAACATATTCATCGTAGGAATGGGCGACAACAATGGAATCATCATTCCTTACATCTCCAACTCGTAACGCCATAATTTCCCCCATACGCATCCCAGTGACGGCGGCAAGCAGGTTTGCAAGATACCCGATATGATTGTCCCAGACTTCACTAGTGAACAGCCTGTGGGTTTCCTCCACGGTAAGAATACCTCTTGTCTTTCCACCCCGTTTGCTCATTGGCTTCACTTTCACGGACGGGTCACTTTGGATAACACCGTGCCTCCACCAATAATCAAGCATCACATGAAGGATGGAAAGATAATTGTTGGTGGATTTATTGGAAAGCCTATGCTGTTCCACCAAAGAGTATTTCCATTCTTCAATCATCTGGGTGGAGATTTCGTCCAGGGCAACATCCTTGAAAACAGGCAACAGATAATTTACAAGCGCGGCCCGGCTTGAATCAATGTAGCTGCGGGAAAGTTCCTTCCCATTTCTCCTGGATTCCTTGATATACGGACAGGTCGCGGGATTCCACCATCCTGCAGCAAGATTACCGAACGTTTCGGCTTTCATCTGTTTGATTTTACCCTTGCGAAGAAGGTCCAGGCAGAAGGCGACAGCCTCTGCTTTTGTCGAACAAGACGTTGAAAACCTTTTCCTGTTTTTTTGTCCATCCGGCATGGTTACGGTGATGGATCCATACCAGATACCCTCACGCTTGTACAGTGTGTAAGGACTCCGCAT